CCTGCGGACGATCCACCGGTGGATCCACGACGGCGTCGGCGGCCGCAAGCTCGAGACGATCGACGTGGGCGGGCGGATCGCCACGTCGATGGAGGCGCTCCAGCGATTCTTCCGCCGCCGGGCCGACGCGCCCGACGGCCCCCACGACGTGACGGAGCTGAGCTGGCCCACCGAGGGCCGCCGCGAGCGGATCAGCCGGGCGATGGAGCTTGCCGAGGCCGCCGCGGACGCCGAGGGACTCTGACATGGACGCGATCCGAGTGGACGTGGCGGAGCAGTTCGCCGAGGCCCTCGCCGACGGGCGGCTGACCTACGGGCAGCTTCGCCCGCAGGTCCCGCCCAAGGTCCTGGGCGGGATCGTCGCCCTGGCGGCCGAGCGGGGCTACTCGCCGCCGCTGGCGGCGATCGGGCCCGACGCGGCGACGGAGATCCCGGCGGACTGACGGACGGGCACGGAAGCCAACCGGCCCGGGCGGCGGTGTCGATCGTGTCGGCCCCGCCGAGAGCGGGCGCATCGGAAAGGACTCCGACGATGGAGCGCTGCCGGAAATCGGACAAGGGGAGTCGGGGCTGCATCAAGCCGGCGGGCCACCGAGGGCGCTGCAAGGTCCGCGACGACGCCGCGGCGATCTTCGCCGCGGGCGCCGACGCCGAGGCGCCGGCCCCGAAGCGCCGTGCGAAGGCCCGCGGCAAGGCCAAGCCCCGACGTGCGTCGGGACTGGCGGCGGCGCTGGAGGACCTCCAGGCGACGACGCGGAAGCTGGAGGACGCCGTCCGGGACCACACGGCCACGGCCGGCGGCCTGGCCGCCGTCCTGGCCAAGCGGATCGACTCGCTGCGGGGGCGGAACGCCGCCCTGCTGAAATCGGTCGTGGCCAGCACGCGGCGGCTCCGCGAGCTGGCCGCGGGGGCGGACGGCAAACGCGAGTGAAAGCACACAAGCCATACCGGCTAGGGGCTGCGACGGCCCGCCCGCCGGCGCGATCGCAAGATGAACCGGGCGGCTCCAGGAGCGGGCCCGCCCCGTCCATGGCGGCGATCACGCTGTGGAGCCCGTGGGCGCAGTGGATCGCCGCCGGACTCAAGACGGTGGAGACCCGCGAACACGGGCGACTCCGCTCCGTGGTCGGCCGCCGGGTCGCGATCCACGTCGCCCGGCAGACCGACCGGCAGGCCCTGCTGATCGCGAGCAAGTACGCCAGGTCCGACCGGCTGCTGGCGGCGATCAAGCGCTTCGGCGACGTGGCCGGGCACGTCCTGGCGACGGCGTTCGTCCTGGACCACCGCAACGTGACGGACTGGCACTCTCGAGCGGCGCTGTATCCGTGCAGCCCCGGCCTCTACGGCGTGTTCCTCGGCGACGTTCGGGTGCTTCCCGAGCCGATCCCCGCCTGCGGCTGCCAGCTCATCTGGTCGTGGACACCGCCGCCGGGATGGAAGGACGACGGCCCCGCCCCTGCGCTCTTCGGGCGGGCAAGGCGGCGACGTGGGCGAGACGACCCTGACGACAAGGAACGGATCCCGCCGCGGGCGGGATCGCAAGAGGAAAGGAACGACTCCATGAGCAAGCAGACGGTGGCGGAGATGGCCCGGATCGACGGCAAGACGCCCGTCGGCCGGGAGTACGAATTCGAGGGCGAGCGGGGCGCATTCGACCCGCGCATCCAGGGGCCGGCCAAGACGCCGTTCGCCTTCACGCTGCGCCTGGCGAAACGCTTCCGCCGGCGGAAAGACGCCGGCAACATCACATTCGCCAACGGAGACGGGACGACGTTCACGCTGGGGATCGACCACTGGCGCGACAGCTACGCGCCGGCCGTGACGGGCGTCGTGGACCGCGAGGCGGCGGGGACGAAGCGGCGCGGTGCCAGCACGCCGCCGCCATCGGCCGGGGCGAAGGCCCCGGCGCCCCTCGGCCGGCTGGAGGGGCCGCCCGGCGTGGCGGCCGGGTGGACGCAGACCGCACGGCCCACGCTCGTGCGGACGGCGATCGACTCCATCGAGGTCCGCGACGGCGCGAACCCGCGGCGGCACTTCGACGAGGGGCTCCTGGCGGAGCTGGCCGCCAGCCTCGGCCAGACGGGACAGCTCCAGCCCATCGCGGCCCGCGAGATTCCTGGCCCCGGGGCCGGCGGCCGGCTCGAGCTGATCTTCGGCGAGCGGCGGCTTCGGGCGGCACGGCAGGCGGGCATGGAATGGGTCGACGTCCTGGTCTACCCGAAGGGCGCCCTGGCGGACAGCGACGCGGCGGACATGCGCCTGACGGAGAACCTCCGCCGGGCCGACCTGACGCACATCGAGCTGGCCGAGGCCTTCGGCGCCCTCCGCGACGCCGGCCACAGCAATCAGCGGATCGCCGAGCGCTACCACGTCAGCGACGATTTCGTCCGGAAGCACACGTACCTCTTGCGGCTCGCACCGCCCGTCCGCGAGCTGCTCGCCAGCGGCCGCCTGCCCGTCAAGCAGGCCGAGCTGATCTGCCGCGTGGGCGACCACGCCAAGCAGGTCAACCTCGCCGGCGAGGTCACGAACCTGAGCTGGAACCCGAGGAAGAAGACCTGGGGCGACCGACACACGGTCGGCCAGGGCGGCCGCTTCGATCCGGCCGATTACGTCATGCCCGCCGGCGAGCTGCGACAGCGCCTGCCGTGGCTGATGAAAACCCTCGGGGCGTGCGGCTGGCCGATGGACCAGGAGTACGCCGGGCGCAGGCCGTGCGCCGTCTGCCCGGACAATACGGCGACGGAGCCGACGCTGTTCGAGGGCGTCAACATCCCCGGCACGTCCCGCAAGGGCACGTGCACAAACGAGGCCTGCTTTCTCGTCAAGGCCAGGGCCTGGGAGAAGGTCAAGGCCAAACGCCGGGCCGAGAAGGAACGGAAGGACAAGATCCGGGCCGCCGAGGCCCGGGCACGCGGCGACTGCATCTGCGGCGACTGCGGGCGGATCGCCGAGCCGGCCGCCAAGGGCAAGCCCCCCGACGGCTGGCCCAAGAGCGACCAGTGCCCCAAGTGCAAGGAGCGGGCGGACAAGCGGAGGGACCGCTACGGGGGCGGCCCGGCCGGCAAGCCCCGGCGCTGGCCCGACACGCCCGAGGAACACCTCGACGCGGCCCTTGACGAGCATGGGCGGGAGCTGACCACGAAGCTGGTCGAGTGGATCGGTCTGTCCCTGGCGTTCTGGACGGCCGAGGCCCGCACCCAGCGCCTCGAGCTGCTCTGCGTTCTGCTGGTCGTCCAGCGGGCGACGCGCTCGTGGGGCGCCGACGTCCAAATCTGGAGCCTGGAGCCCGACGACGATGACGACGACGGCGTCGAGAAGCTGCTCGCCCGGATCGCTGCGGGCGAGGCGATGGCGCCGACGGCGGAAGATCTCCGCACGTCGGTGGACGCCCTCCTGCATCCGATCAAGGGCCGCGGGCTGCACCAGCACCATCGGGCGATGACCGGCCGCGACCTGGCCGCCCTGGACGCCACGGAGGCCGTCTGCCGCCGCTACGGCATCGAGGTCCCCGACCGCCCCACGCTGGAGAGCGTCCGGGCACGCGTGGAGGCCGCGCGGGCCAAGGCCCAGCGCGAGGCGCTGGCCAAGGCGATCCGCACGGCCAAGCGGCCCGAGGCCCTCGCCGCGATCGCGGCGTGCGCCGACGCGGCGCTGCTGGCGGAGGTCCTCGCCGCCGGCCCCCGCGGCAAGTGGCGGATCGCCGCCATCGAGGGCCGCCGGCTCGAGCTGGAGCAGGCCGTTGGCGAAGCGGAGTGACCGCAGGATGAAGGACTGAGCAACGGCATGGACGCCGACGTGGCCAAGCTGTGGCGGGCCTACCGCCGCCGGCGGACGGCGGCGAACCGCAACCGCCTCATCGTGGCGCTGCTGCCGATGGCGCGGCACGCCGCGATGCAGACGGCCCGCAAAACGGGCCTGGAGAAGGGCGAGCTGCTCGGCGAGGCGGTCCTGGCGGCCATGCGGACGCTGCCCGGCTGGCGGCCGGGCGGGGGAGCCTCGCTGACGACCTACCTGTACCGGGCGATGCGCTGGGGCTCCTGGCGGGCCGCCGAGCAGCTCCGCCGGCAGGCCGCGAGCCTGGACGCGGCGATGGACGCCGGCGACGAGGCGGTCCGGGCGAGGGCGACGCTGGCGGACCCGTCGGCCGGCCGGGCGATCCGGCGGCTGGAGGACGCGGAGGCGGCGGGGCGGCTGCTGGGGGTGCTGGGGCCGGAGCTGCGGGCGGTGGCCGTCTGGCACTTCGGCGAGGGGCGCTCGCTGGTCGAGGTCGGCCGGCTGCTGGGGATCTCCGACATGACGGCGGCCCGGCGGGCCCGCGGCGCGCTGGCGAGACTGCGGCGCGAGGCCCGCCGGCTGGGACTGACGAACGGCACGAGAACCAGAGATCCGCACAGGAGAACACGATGGCCAGACGCACGCGGAAGCGACTGACGCGCAGCCGGATGACGCGAGCCCGGACGGCGACCCCGAACGTCCTGGCCCCGGCGGCAGACCCGTGGGAGCGGGGCCGCCGCGGGCTGGCGGTGGCGGACGCGGAGGCCCGGGCCCTCGCCCAGAACGTCATCGACGAGATCGAGGACCACCGCTGGCTCCGCGAGGCCCGGGTGCTGCTGCTGTTTCGCTCGGGCGTCCAGCCGAACGCGGAGAACCAGATCTGCCTCGGCCAGGCCCGGCGGGCGGCCCCGCTGGTAGCGCTGCTGGGCGAGCGGCCGGACTTCGTGATCCTGCTGACGCGCGAGACGTGGGAGGCCGCCGCGCCCCGCAAGCGGCTGGCCCTGCTGGACCACGAGCTGACCCACTGCGCGGTGACGATCGCCGGGAAGTTCGTCTCGCCGGCCAAGCTGGAGGCGTTCGTGGCGCAGCTCGGCAAGCGGCACATCGAGACGACGAACATCACCGACGACAAGGACCGCACGCTGGTGCGGTACGTCAAGACGGACGCCGACGGCCGGCCGCGGTGGCGCATCCGCCACCACGACGTGGAGGAATTCTATGACGTGCTCGGCCGCTGGGGGGCGTGGGACGCGGCGGCGGCCCGGCTGATCGACCTTCTGGAGAAACCCGACGACGGGCAGATGCCGCTGTTCGACGACGGCGAGGCGAACCGCCAGGCGGCGGGCTGACCGGAGCGGGCAATGGCGGCCGGCCACGGACGGCGGCGGTACGTCTGGCGGATCTGCCACTGGCGGACGCTCTACGCCGTCGGCACCGAGCCCGGCTCGATGGACGAGCTGTACGCGATGCGCTACCCGATGGAGTTCGTGAGGCTGTTCTGTAGCACCGCCACGCGGCGGGCGGCCTTCGTCCGCCGGCAGCGGCGGGCGATCCTCGCCGCGGGGGGGCATCGGCTCTGGGGGATCGCGCTGGACGTGCTGTGCTTCGCGGCCGTCTGCGATCGCGCGGACGGCCGGCTCCTGGATCATCTCGGGTCGCCGGCGAACCCGGAACACATCGCCGAGGTTGTTGGCCTGTCGCCCGAACAGCTCGGCCGGGCGCTTCGGCTGCTCAGCGGCCGGGCGGTCGGTTTCATCGAGCGGGCCGCCTGGCGGCCCGGGGGGACGCCCCCGGGGCCGGACGGCGGCGGGATCGGGCGACGCGGGCCGTGCCCGGCCGACGGGCCGGAGAGGGGGACAGGAGATGATCCCGACAGCGGCCAGGGGGCCGGCGACGCCGAACGCGGCCAGGGGCCGGGAGGGCGCGGCCCGCCGGGCGAGGAATCGCCGGGGGACGCCGCTGCCGGCGCCGCCGAAGAACAAGAGCAAGACCAAGAGCAAGAGCAAGCCGAAGGCGCTCGCCTGTCGGCTCGCGGCAAGGCGGCTGCGCCGCAAGACGAAGAAGAAGCGGCGCCGGCAGAGCAAGGGCGCCCGGGCGCGCGAGAGGCAGAGGCGGCGGCCAGCGGCGAGGGCCAGCGGCGCCAGGCCGAGGCCGAGGCCGCCAGGCCGACGGGTGCCGACCCGGCCGGGCAGGTCCGCGCGACGGAAGACCCGGACACGGGCGTGGTCGAGCTGACGATCGGGGAGCCACGATCGGGTGCTGACCCAGGCGGCGGGGCGGCCGGCGGGCCGCCCCCCGCCGGGCCGGCGCTGGACGGGGACGCCGTGGCCTGGACGATCTTCGCGCTGCTGTACCCCACCGAACGGGCCAAGCAGATCGGGGCCGAACGCGGCGGAACGAACGGGACGCCGCTAAGCCTCCGCCAGTTCACCGAACGCGAGACGGCCGCCCTTCGCAGCGGATGGGATCGCCTGGCCGCGGCCCACGCCGATGAGCAGGTTGCGTTCCGGCTGGGCCGGCAGCGGGCCGCGGAGATCGGCCGGCGGCGGGTCACACCGCACAAGACGGCCGGGGCAATCTGGTGCCACTGGATCCGCCAGCACACCGCCAAGCAACGCGCCACCGCGGCGGGAGGGCATCACTAAGTGACTGTTTCAGTTGGATTTACAACCGAATATCGACGAGTAAAGGCCCGTCAAGCGGCCGCCAGGCCGGCCGGATCCGGGGCCACCACGGCCCGTTCCGGCCTGCCACACGGGCGGTAACCCGTGTGGAAAGGCATTGAAAAACAAGGACTTACGGCTGCGGGTCCTTCCTGGAGGGCCCTCCAATGCCGGTTCGATGCTCCAGCTTCCGACAGCTTTTGCCCTGTCGAATTGCCGCTTTACTTACATGGCGAAATCCGCACCTGAAAAACCGAAGCCCCGCCCGCGCGTCCGACTCCGCGAGCGCGACCTTCGCCGCGCCGCCTCGCAGAAGAAGGCGCTGCCGGACATCGCCGAGGCCCTCGGCGTCGCGCTGGGCCGGCTGACGGAGGCCCTGGCCAAGCGCCCGCGGCTCCGCGCCGCCTACGACCGCGGCCGGCTGCTCTACCGCGTCCGCCGGCTGTCGTACATCGGGTCGAGCTACGACGAGGCCGCCCGGTCCCTCGGCCGGGAGCCCGCGGCGTTCCGCCGGCTCGTCGAGGGCGACCCGGAGCTGCTCGACACGTGGCGCTCCGGCCGGACGGAATCCCTCCAGGCCCTGACCGCCGCCCTGTGGACGCAGGCGCAGTCCGGCTCCGTCCCGGCGATCCGCACGGCGATCGAGCGCCTCCAGGCGGACCTCGGCCCGCGGTCGGTGGACCTCCGGAGCCTCCGCGTCGGCGAGACGGCCGCCGCCTTCGGCGTCTCCCGCCAGTCGATTCACGACTGGAGCCGCAAGGGCTGCCCCCGCAACGCCGACGGCACTTTCCCGCTGGCGGAGCTGATCGAATGGCGCGTCGCCCAGCTCCTGGAGCGCTCCGGCGAGCGCCCGGCCGCGACCGCCGAGAGCCGTTTCCGGGCGGCGAGGGCGGAGGCGGCGGAAATGGACCTGCGCGAGCGGCGGGGGCAGCTCCTGGACCGCCGCGAGGTCGTCGTCGGCATCATCGCCCGCGTCCATCGGTTCGTGCAGATCCAGGAGGGCGAGGCGACGGCCCTCGCCGGCGAGCTGGCCGGCAAGCCCCCGGAGCTGATCGCCGACATCCTCCAGCGGCGGTTCGTCGCCTGGCGGCGGATGATGATCCCGGAGCTGAAGGCCCTGCGCCTGCCGACCGACGCCGAGGCGGAGTTGGCCGGGCTGCTGGACCGCCTCGCCGCCGGCGGGGGGGGCGGATCGTGACGGCGGCGACGGCGATTCGGCCGCTGCCCCTCCAGGCGGAGGAGCGCGAGGCCTGGCGGCCGCGGCCGCGGCTGAGCGTCATCGAATGGGCCGAACGCCGGCGGATGCTGAGCCGCCTGACCAGCGCGATCCCGGGCCGCTGGAGCTGGGACGTGACGCCCTACCTCCGCGACCCGGCGGAGGCGTGGTGCGACCCGCAGATCCGGCGGATCACGATCCGCAAGTGCAGCCAGTCCGGGGCGACGGAGCTGGGCTGCAACATCGTCGGCCGGACGATCGACGAGGACCCGCAGCCGACGATGATCGTCATGCCCGTCGAGAACGACGTGCGCCGGCGCGTCCGCGTCCGCATCCGGCCGATGATCGCCAGCGCCCCGTCGCTGCTGAAGCACCTCGGCCGCCTGGAGGACCTGAACATCGGCGGCGAGACGGTCCTGGACCACATGATCCTGTACCTGGCCTGGGCGACCAGCCCGGCGGCCCTGGCGGACAACCCGGTCTGCTACGTCATCCTCGACGAGATCGACAAGTACCCCGATCGAGCGGGCCGCGAGGCCGACCCGATCAGCCTGGCGGAGGACCGCCAGCGGACGTTCATCCTGGCCCGGACGCTGGAGCTTTCCACGCCGACCGACGAGCACGGCCCGGTGTGGCGGGGATGGCTCGCCGGCGATCGCCGCGAGTGGTTCGTCCCGTGCCCGGAATGCGGCACATGGCAGCGGCTCGTCTGGGCGAACGTCCGGCTGGACAAGGACGACGACGGCCACCTGCTGGCCCCGTCGGCCTACCGGCTGGGCGAGAGGGCCCGCTACGTCTGCCCGCACTGCCGGGCGGCCTGGACGGAGGACGACCGCTGGCAGGCCGTCCGGGCCGGCCGGTGGGTCCCGGACGGCTGCGGTGTGGACGGCCGCGGGCGCCTGACCGGCGAGGCCCCCGCCACGACCCACCGGTCGTACCACGTCCACGCCCTCATGCTGCACAAGACATTCTCGACGGTCGCCAAGCTGGCCGCCCGCTGGGCCCGGGCGGTCCGTTCGCAGAAGGCCGGCGACATCGGCCCGATGATCGACTTCTGGAACTCCGAGATTGGGGAAATCTGGGCCGACACACAGGGCCGGACGGACGTGGAGGTCCTCCGCCGGCGGATCGAGGCGCGGCCCCAGGACCTCGTGCCGCCGGCGGCGGCCTGCCTGACGGCCGGCGCGGACGTCCAGGCGGACCACGTCTACCTGGCGGTCTGGGGCTGGGCCCACCTGTACGAGGCGTGGCTGATCGACTACCAGCGGCTCGAGACGGGCGACACGATGCTGGGCCAGAACTGGCGGCCGCTCGCGGAGGCCCTCAGCCGGACCTGGCCCGTTACCCCCCGGGCGCCGGCGCCCGGGCAGGACGCGCCGCCGCCGGCGCCGGAGCGGATGGGGATCTCCCTGGCGTTCATCGACTCCGGCTTTCGGCCGGCGGCGGTGTACGACTTCTGCCGGACGTTCGGCGGCTGCGACGCCAGGCCTAGCAAGGGCCACGGCCGGCCGGACCTGCCGTTCCGCAGCTCGGTGGTGGATTACCACCCGTTCACCGGCCGGCCGGTCGAGCATTCGATCCGCCTGTGGCACCTTCGGGTCGACGGTTACAAGGACCGCCTCTGGCGGATGTGCATGAACGACCGGCCGGGCGGCGGCTACGTGCACCTGCCGGCCGACGCATCGGACGAGCTGCTCGCCCAGCTCGCCAGCGAGGAAAAGCGGATCGTCCGGCGGACGCGCGACCGGACGGTGCTGGCCTGGGCCCGCAAGGCCGGCTCGCCGGCGAATCACTGGTGGGACTGCTCGGTGTACGCACTGGCGGCCGCGGAGGTCATCGGGGTGCGGAACCTGCCGGCGCCGGGAGAGGCGCCGCCGCCCGAGGAAGAGGAAATCGCGGTGGCCCGGATGGACCGGTTCGCCCACCGCTAAGCACGAAAGGACTCGACATGGCGAAGAAGGACACGAAGGCGCCGCCGGCGGCGGCGAAGGCCCCGGAGAGGAAGCAGGCCGCGGAGGCCCCAGAGACGCCCGAGGCGACGGCGGCGGCGGCGGAGATCCTGCCGGGGCTGGACGCGATGACGGACGTGCAGCTCCTGGCACTGGCCGTGGGGCGCGCCGTGCCCGTCGCGGTGGACCGCGAGGACCTGATCCGGCGAATCCGCCGGCACCTGGCCCCGAAGCTCGGCAGGCACCGCGCGGGCGAGACGCTCTGCCCGCGGTGCGGCGCCCGGGCCGTGGTCCGGTCCAGCGGCGCCCGCTTCGGGCTGAAGCGCTACTACCGCTGCCCGTTCTGCCGGCACCGCTTCCCGCTGGCCAAGCTGCAAGGGGGATCCTGACGTGGGCCGGGCGAGAAGGAAGCCCCCGCCGCCGGCCGGCCCGGCGCACATCGCGCCGGCCATCCGGGCCCACGCGGTGGCGATCGACTCCATCGACGTGCACCCCGCCAACGCCCGCCGCCATCCGCGGCGGAACCTGGACGCGATCCGGGCGAGCCTTCGCCAGTTCGGCCAGCAGCTTCCCGTTGTCGTCAATGGCGAGGGGCTCGTGGTCGCCGGCAACGGGACGCTGCGGGCGGCCCGGGAGCTGGGCTGGCGGCAGATCGCCGCGGTCGTGACCGACCAGGAGGGCCTCGCCCAGCAGGCCCTCGCCGTGGCGATGAACCGGACGGCGGAGCTGGCGGAGTGGGATGACGGGCGGCTGGCCGCGGAGCTGGAGGCGATCGTGCGGGACCTGGAGCTGGCCGACGCGACGGGCTTTTCGGAGCGGGACATCTCCGGGCTGCTGGGCAAGCTGGCCGACGGCGAGGCCGCCGAGACCGCCGAGACGGCCGGCATCGAGCCCTTCGAGGTCCGCGAACCCCCGACAATGGTCTGGGTGCTGCTGGGGATCCCCCTGGAGGCCTGGCCGATGGCGATGGAGGCCGTCACGCAGCTCCGCGCCCTGGCCGGCGTGGACGTGGAGACGACCCGATGAAGGCCCGGGCGACGCGACAGACCGACAACAGCCATCTGGCGGTGAAGCTCGAGATCCGCCGGCGGATCTGCGGGGCCCTCGGCGAGCCCCTGGCGGTCCTGGACTGCTGCGCGGCGGCCGGCGTGATCTGGCGGCGGCTGCGGGCGGAGCTGCCCGTCGAGCGCTACGTCCCGATCGACCGCAAGCCCGACCGGGCGGCCGTGCCGGAGACGCTCCGCCTGGACAGCCGGGCCGCCCTCGAGCGGATGGACCTGGCGGCCTTCAACGTCGTGGACGTGGACACCTACGGCGAGCCGTGGGACCACTGGCTGACCGCCTGCCGGCGGATCGCCCGGCGGACGGCCGTATTCCTGACGCACGGCTTCGTCTCCGTGGCCGGCGGGAACGTCTCGCGGACGGTCCGGCGCGAGCTGGGCATCCCGGCCGCCTGGCCGATCCCGATCGGGCCGGCACTGGCAAAACTCTCCGCAAGTTTTTTGTTGTCAAGAGGTTGCAAATCGGCTAGACTCCGGTCGGCTCTGCGATGGACATCGAGCCGGGTGGACTACTACGGTCTGATCCTGGAGCCCGCCGGGCGGGCGGGCGGAAAGGGGAAACGGACATGACGGCGGGAAGGACCGCGCCGGCGATCTCCGGCACGAAGGAATGGTCGAGCCGTTCGGTCAACTGCTGCACGGGCTGCTCGCACGGCTGTCTGTACTGCTACGCCCGGGCTCGGGCGGCGCGGTTCCGGCTGCGGGCCGCGGCGGAGTGGACACGCGAGGAAATCCGGCCGGCGGCGGTGGCCAAGGGCTACCGCTTCGCCGAGGGGACGACGATGTTCCCCACGACGCACGACATCACGCCGACGAACCTCGCGGCCTGCATGACGGTCCTGGGCAAGCTGCTGGGCTCCGGCCGGCGGGTCCTTCTCGTCAGCAAGCCGCACCGCCGCTGCATCGGGCGGATCTGCGCGGAGCTGGCCCTGTTCCGCGAGCAGGTGCTGCTGCGCTTCACGATCGGTGCGGTGTCGGATCGGCTGCTGCGCTTCTGGGAGCCGGGCGCCCCGCCCTTCGCCGAGCGGCTGGGCTGCCTGATCCTGGCCCACCGCGCCGGCTTCGCGACCAGCGTCTCCGCCGAGCCGCTGCTGGAGGCGGCCCGGGCCGCGGAGCTGGTGGCCCGCGTCCGGCCGCACGTGACGCACTCCATCTGGATCGGCAAGGCCAACCGCCTCCGCGAGCGGACGGCCTGGGCCCTGCCGGCGGACCACCCCGAGATCCTCGCCGTCGAGGCCGGCCAGACGGACGCCGCCGTCCGGCACGTGGCGGCCCAGCTCCGCAACGATCCGCTGATCCGCTGGAAGGAATCGTACAAACAGGTCCTCGGCCTGGCACTGGCGACGGAGCCCGGCCTGGACATCTGATCGGGGAGACGACGATGGACGTGGTATGGGATCTCCTGGCGTCGTTCTGGTCTGTCCTGTGGCGGGTCCTGCTGGTCTCGGCGGCCGTCGGGGCGGCGGCGTTCGGCTGGCGCCGGCTGCGGGCCTATCTCCACGCCGACGGCAAGCCGGCGGTCGGCGAGAGCGCCCGCGAGAACGGCACCGAGGCGGCGAGCGGACGCGCCGAGGCGCGGAGGATCGAGGCGATCTTCGATCGGGCCTCGGCGGCGGGGATCCGGATCCACGCCACGGACGCCGCGGACGGCGCCCTGGACGTGAGCCTCCAGCCGGATACGCCGGAGTCTCGTGAGAAGATGGCGGCGATCCTCCACAGCGAGGGCTTCGACCGCTTCCGCCTGCACACCTGGAGCTGACCGGCCCGCCGGCACACCCGGCCGATCCCCCGGGCCCGCTCCCTCTGCCCTCCGGGCCGAACGGCCGAACCGACCCCTATCCCCCCGCGGATGGCCCCCCGCGGGGCTCTCCGGGCGGATACGGGCGTCCTGGAGGCCCTCCAGGCCCCCGGCCGGCCCGGCCCGGCCGCCGTCGGCGGACCCCCCGTCGGCCAGGCCCCGGAGGGGGGCGAAAAAAATCTGGCTTTTATCCTTGCCAAAGTATATTCGCCCGAATATACTCAAGGTGGAATGAACGATACGGCACACAACGCGGACGGGAACATATCGGCCGGAATGGGCCGGCCGATGGGTCTGGAGAACGACATGTATACGAGATTCGCCAAGGTAACACCGAAGGGGCCGCTGGCCAGGCACGGGGCCTTCCCCGTGGACATGCTGCGATACGACCGCTGCTGCCCCTGCCGGGAAGTGGACTCGGCCCGGATCATGGCCACGTTCGACGGCGGAGCCCACCTGCCCGGCGACGGCGACCGGGGCGTGGTCGTGACGAAGCTGACGGCCCGCAAGACGGAGCCGGCCTGGACGGTCGCCCGGTGGGCGAGCTTCGGCTGGGAGCTGCGGGAGATCACCTGCTCGTGGGCGTAGGCGGACGGGCCGGGGCCCCCGGGCCCCGGCCGATCCCCCCGGGCCTTCGGCGAGAGGGCCCGAAGGGATCGGCCGGAATGGGCCGGCCGATGGATCGGGAGACGGACATGTATCTGATCGAAAAGTACAGGCCGCGGAGACTGGCGCAGGTGATTGGGCAGGAGCGGGCGGTCGCGACGATCCGCCGCGTGATGGACCACGCCACCTTCGACCGCGGGGCGTTCTGGATCGAGGGCCCTCCGGGAACCGGCAAGACCTCGCTGGCCCTGGCGATGGCCCGGAAGGTCGGGGCGACGGACTTCACCACGGAGATCATCGACGGCGATGCGTGCAGCGTCGGGCGGGTCCGCCAGATCACCGAGACCATCCGGCTGGCCGGCTGGGGCGGCTCCGGCTGGAAGGTCTACATCGTCAACGAGGCGCAGGCGATGACGCCCCGGGCCGTCCAGGCGTGGCTGACGCTGCTGGACCCGCTGCCGCCCCGGCGCCTGGTGATCTTCACGACCACGGAGGAAATGGCGACGCTGTTCGGCCAGTTCCGCCAGCCCTTCGGCGATCGCGTCCACGCCGTGCGCCTGACCAAGCTGGGCCTCCGCGAGCGCTTCGCCCGCCTGGCCAAGCGGATCGCCGGCCGCGAGGGCCTGGACGGCCGCGAGCTGGGGGCCTACGAGGAACTCGCCGGCCGCTGCCACAACTCCATGCGGGCGATCCTCCAGGCCATCGCCCGCGGCGAGATGGCCGTCGAGCCGGAGTACTCCCCGGCGATCCGCAAGATGATGGCCGGCCGCCGGCGGGCGGCCGCCGCCCGCGGGCAGTAGCCCGCGCCGCCCCGTGGCCCGGCTCGAGCCGGGCGCCGCCGTCGTGGGCGGGCGGGGCCATGCTTGCCGGGAATGGGCCCGGCGGATATACTCAAGGGAGACGATTGTGACGGACACGGCAGAGGCGACGATGGCGGACACGCGGGAGAAACTCGGCAAGGCGATCGCGCGGCGGCTCCGCGAGCGGCGAGAGGCCCTCGGGGCGAACCGCCTCCAGATCGCGCAGACGGCCCGCATCACCTGGGCGAACCTCCAGCTCTACGAGCAGGGGCGGAAGATCCCGGACCTGGAGACGCTGATCCGCCTGGCGGCGGCGCTCCGGCTGACGGTGGGCCGGCTGCTCCAGGGCATCGAGCGCGACATCTGAAACCGGCGGCCCGCCGCGGCGGGCCGAAGGCGGACGAAACGGCCGGCGGCCCATTCCGCCGGCCGTTTCCGTGCGCGGCAGCTTCCCCGGGGCCATCCTGGCGTTCTCCGGGCCGAACGGCCCGCCGGCCCCTCTACCCCCCGCGGATCGCCCCCCGCGGGGCTCTCCGGGCGGATACGGGCGTCCTGGAGGGCCTCCAGGCGTCGTCCTGGACCGCCGCCGGCCGCCGGCGGGCTCGCGGGCCAGCCCCCGGAGGGCCATCCTGGCGTTCTCCGGGCCGAACGGCCCGCCGGAGCCCTATCCCTCCGCGGATCGACCTCCGAGGGGCTCTCCGGGCGGATACGGGCGTCCTGGAGGGCCTCCAGGCGTCGCCCCGGCGAGAAAAAGCGCCCGATCTGTAAAACCGCCCCGACGGAAACGGCCGCGCCGGCGGTGGAATCCGGTATGGCGACGACGCAGGAGCTGCTGACGGCCGTGGAGGCGGAGATCGCCGCGAGGCTCTCCGGGCGGGCACTGCGGAGCTTCGGCAAGGGGGAGGCCCAGTTCGTCAACGAGTCCCTGACGGACCTGATGGACACCCGCGACCGCCTCCGGGCGGAGCTGGCCGCACAGCAGGCCCCGACGTTCGTCCTGGCCGACATCCGGGAGGATGTCTGATGGCCGGCGGCGAGCGAAAGCCCAAGGGCAAAGGCCCGCTGCTGGACCGGGCGATCCGGTCGGTGGCGCCGCAGTGGGCGGCCCACCGCCAGCGGGCCCGGATCATGCTGGCGGTCGGCGACGGCTGGGACGTGACGCGCTCGGACCGCAGGCGGCGAAAGGGCGCCATGTCCGGGGGCAGCGCCGACAAGCATTTGACCGCCCGGCGCCTCGGCCAGCTCCGCGAGCTGTGCCGGCACCACGACCGCAACGGCAGCGTGTTCGCCGGGATGCTGAACCGGGCCGTGGACAACGTCCTGGGCCCGCAGTTCACCTGGCAGGCCGCCACGGCCGACGAGACGCTGAACCGCGACGTGGACGCCTACCTCGCCGAGCGCTCGCAGGCCACGCGGGCGGACGCGCGGGGGACGCACGACCTGGCGGACCTGATGGGCCTGGCCCTCCGGGCGATGTGGACGGACGGGGACTACCTGCCGATCCACCAGCGCGACGGCGGCCTGGCGGTCTACGAGGGCGACCAGCTCGTGACGCCGCGGAGCGGCCAGAAGGTCGCGGGCCGGTCCATCCGCAACGGCGTGGAGGTCGATCCCAAGACCGGCCGGCCGCGGGCGTTCTGGGTCGCCAGCCGGAGCTTCCGCGGCTGGGTCGATACCCTCCGGGACGCCCAGCGGATCGACGCGCGGGACGCCGTCTGGCTGATGAACGCCAAGCGGATCAGCCAGACACGCGGCGTCCCGGAGCTGGCCAGCCCCCTGGCGCTCTACGACCGCCTCGACGGCTACGTGGACAACGAGTCGATGGCCGCCGAGGTCAACGCGATGCTGGCGTTCTTCATCGAGCGCGAGCCGCCGTACCCGACGACGGCCACGCTGCCCCCGGGGCAGACCAAGCAGACCAAGACGGACGGGACGGTCGAGGTTCTCCAGCAGCTCAAGACCGGCTCCATCGTGACGGTCCGGCCGGGCAACAAGGTCAAGCCCTTCGCCGCCGAGCGGCCGGGGAGCAATTTCCAGCCCTACGTCTGGGCCGTCGGCTCGATGATCGGGGCCGCCGTGGGGATGCCGCTGATCCTCGTGTTCCTGGACTTCAGCAAGGTCAATTACTCCAGCGCCCGCGCGGCGCTGCTGGAGGCCCGGCGGGCCTTCCGGCGCTGGCAGAAGTTCATCGAGAAGCGCGCCCTCCGCCCGGTCCTCCAGCGCTGGATCGGCCAGGGCATCGCGGACGGCACCTTCCCCGCCCGGGAGGACATCTTCGATCTACAGATCCACTTCCCCGGATGGGAGTGGGTGGACCCGCTGAAGGAGGTCGAGGCCGACATCGGGGCCATCCGGGCCGGGCTCGATACGTGGTCCCGCGTGACGGAGAAGCGCGGGATCAACTTCCGGGAGCTGTGCCGCCGCCGGCGGAGCGACGAGAAGGTCCTCCGGGACTTCGGCGTCGAGGCCCACCTCCAGGACGTGACCTTCCCGCCGGCGGCGGGCGCCGGCGACGACGACCCCGACATGCGTCGGGGGACGCGGGAGTCGGACGAATGAGCGCGGCCCTCCAGAACTGGATCGACTACTTCGCGGAGCACCGCTGCTGGGCGATGCGGCCGGAGGTCCTCCGGCAGCTCGGCGACGTGCTGTGCCGCCACGTCGAGGGCGTCCGCGCGTCGGCCGGCGAGGTCCAGCAAATCACGGCGGCCAAGCGGGCCCGCGGCAGCGACGATCGGGACTACGAGCTGCTGGGCTCGACGGCGATCGTCCCGATCTCCGGCGTCATCGCCAAGTACGCCCGCCAGGTCAACGGGGTCAGCCAGCCCCGCGGCACGTCGGTCGAGCGGATCGGCGGGCAGCTCGCGGCGGCCCTCGGCGACGGCCGCGTGCGGACGATCTTCCTGCACATCGAGTCGCCCGGCGGCTCGGTGGCCGGCCTGGCGGACCTGGCCGACGCGATCGCCGCCGCCAGCGAGGCCAAGCCGGTCATCGCCTACGCCGACGACATGGCCGCCTCGGCGGCCTACTGGCTCGGCAGCCAGGCGTCGCGCTTCTACGCGAACCAGACGGCGCAGGTCGGGAGCATCGGCGTCTACACGGTGCTGCTCGACTCGACGCGCTACGCCGAGAAATGGGGCCTTCGGTTCCACCTGCTGGCCAGCGGCGAGCACAAGGGCGTCGGCGAGCTGGGCGTCGCGATCACCGACCGCCAGCTCGCCGCCATCCAGGCGGAGGTCGACAGCTACTTCGCCCTGTTCCGCTCGGCGGTCCTCCGCGGGCGATCGCCCCGCGGCATGACGGCCGCGGACCTGGACGCCATCGCCGACGGGCGGGTCTGGATCGGCGCCGAGGCGGCCGACGTCGGCCTGATCGACGGGATCAAGACGCTGGGCCAGGCGCTGGCCTCGGCGAAGCCCAAGCCGGCCGCCCGGCCGGCGGCCACGGACGCGAGCCCCCGACGCACGTCGGGAGCCACCGAACAGGAGACATCCATGGACGCACAGACGCAGACGGACGCGCCCCCCCAGACGCCCGGCGAACCGCAGGCCAAGGCCGAGGCGGCCCCCGCGGCCCCGGCGACGCCCGCGGCACCGAAGATCGACGCCGACGCGATCGACGCGGCGGCCCGCGCGGAGGAGCGCGAGCGGATCGGGCAGATCGAGTCGGCCCTGGCCGGCGACGGCTTCGCGGAGGCCCGCCAGAAGGCCATCGACGGCGGGCTGAGCCTCGAGGGCGCCAAGGCCCTCGGCTTCGACGCCGCGATCGCCCAGCGCGACGGGGCCCTGGCGGACCTGAAGGCGCTGAAGGCGGCCGCCGGCCGCGCGGGGATCGAGACGGGCGAGCTGCCGGAGTTCGACCCGGCCGACGTGGAGGGCCCCGAGGGCCACGACGACGGGACCGACGATGGCAAGGCCGAGAGCTTCGACGGTCGGCTGGCGAAGCTCCAGGCCGACGGCAAGGGCCGCGGGGCGGCGATCCTCCAGGCCGCCGACGAAATGCCCAAGGCGCACGCCGCCTGGATCGAGCGCGAGAACGCCAGGGCCGGCCGCGGCAAGGCCGGCGACTGATCGAGCCACGACCGCCGGCGGCGGACGGACGCCGCCGCCGGCGGGACCTTCGGCACCTTCGGGACACAAGCACAGGAGCAAGCGATGCAGAACGAAACGGGCGTGCGGAGTTTCCAATGCGGCGAGGCCCTGGAGTCCAAGCGCCACGTCAAGCTCGACGCGGCCAACGGCTTCCAGCTCGTGTACGCCGACGCCGGCGAGGTCGGCATCGGCATCACCCAGCTCAAGGGGGCGCAGGACGACTGGATCCCCGTCCGGGTGTGGAACGACACGGGGACCTTCGAGATCACGGTCGCCGGGGACACGGCCGTCAACGCCAGGCTCTACCCCGCGGCGGACGGCAAGTTCTCGGCGACGCCCGCCGGCCCGTGCCTCTTCAAGGGGCTGGCCGCCGGATCGGCCGGGGCGATCGTGGAGGCCGCCCGATACAACGGGCCGGCCGAGGCGGGGCTGAAGGCCGGCAGCGTGGACGTGGCGGCCGACGAGCTGGCCATCCCGCTGACCCACGGCATCGTCAAGAAAACGACCGGGGCCGACGCCGAGGCGCTGACCCTCGCCGACGGCACGCCGAGGCAGGACCTGCTGATCATCCTGGACACCGACGGCAACGGCGACGGGACGCTGACGCCGTCCACATCCACCGGCTTCGCCACGATCGTCTTCGCCGACGCGGGCGACCAGGCGCTGCTGCACTACGTGGACGACACGATCGGCTGGGTGATCCAGGGCCTGGCCGGCGTGGCGGCCCCGCCGGCGATCACGGTCTGATCGGGCCGGGGCGAGACGAACGCGGGAACGGATTCCCGGGACACTAGCGCGAAGGAGCGAATCCAATGACGGGACCGGAAACGAACGCGGACCTCCGCAGCGACCTGGCGCAGGTCGTGGTGGAGTGGGACCAGGCGAACGGCGTGGACCTCCTGATCGGCCAGGAGGTCTTGCCGCCCTTCGAGACCGAGATCGCCGAGAGCGGCTATCCGGTCCTGCGCCGGGCGGCGATGCGCAAGCTGCCGGCCGACGGCGGGCGCCGGGCGCCCGGGGCCGGCTTCAACCGCGGCGAATTCGCCTGGGGCAGGGACTCGTTCGACTGCATCGAGCGGGCCCACGAGATGCCCTGCGATCGCAAGCAGGCGGCCAAGTACCGCCGCTGGATCGACTACGAGGCCGAGAACGCGATGATCGCGCGGCTGATCGTCCTGTTCCTCTACGAGAAGGCCGTCGCGGACACGGTGATGAACGCGACGACCTTCACGGCCCACAACGTGGGAACGGCCTGGAGCACGACGGCGAGCAGCACGCCGCTGGCCGACATCGACACGGCGGCCAACACGATCGAGGACGTGCTGGGCATCCCGCGGGAGCTGCTGACCCTGGTGCTGCCGCGCAGCGGCTGGCAGAACCTCCGCAACAGCACGTCGGTCCTGGACACGCTGAAGAACTGGGACAGCGGCATCCAGCGCCGCGAGGCGATCAAGCGGAAGGTCGTCGCGCAGTACCTGGACATCGCCGACATCAAGATCGGCCGGGCGACCTACGACAGCGCCCCGAAGGCGATCGCCGAGAGCCTCTCGCAGATCTGGCCGACGCAGTACGGGATGCTGGCGAGGCTCGGGTCGGCGGGCCTGCCCCTCAAGACGATCTGCCTCGGGCGGACCATCCGCTGGACGGACGGCATGCCCAGCTTCATCACGCTGGAGAGCTACGGCGAGGACAGCCGGGACAGCGAGATCGTCCGGGGCCGCCAGTTCTGCGACGAGGTCATCATCTCGACGGACGCCGGCTACCTGCTGGACCTGACGAAGGCCAGCTAACCGGCCGGCACCACCGAACATCCGGGCACCCGCGGCGAAGAGGCCGCGCCGCGGCGCGGGGCCGGGCGGGAAACGGAGTCGCCCGCCCGCCCCGCCTCCCTCGGAACCACGGGCAGCGACTCCACGGAAAGGATTCCGACATGCGAACGGGAACGCGAACGGGTGTGCTGATCGGGCTGGTGGTGATGGCCCTGGCCGCCGCCGGCGGCTGCCAGTCGATCATGCGGGAGCTGGACCTGCGCTTCGGGCCCGACGAGCCGCAGCGGCAGACCGCCCAGGTCGCCCGCGACCTGGCGGCGGTGGGCTCGGCGAGCGGCCTCCCGCCGGCGTCGGAGGCCAGCCGGCGGCTGGCGGCCGCGGCCGCCGCGGGCAGCGCGTACGCCGGGCCGCCCGCCGAGCCGGTGGACATCGCTCCGCTCGTGCCGCCGGGCGTCCGCGACGCCTGGAGCGTCCGGCGCGAGCAGGCCGAACGGCTGAAGATCCGGGCGGGGCTCTACCACCGGGCGAGCCGGGCGGTCGTCGCCCGCCTGGGGGAGATCGCGGCGGACGTGCAGGACCGCGCGCAGGTGGCCGTGGCGGAGATCCTGCCGAGACTGCGGGGACTGGCCGACGCGGCGGCGATCGTGACGGAGGCCGCCGGCGACGTGCCGGTGCCGGCCGATCCCGAGGTCTCCCTGGCGGACCGCCAGCGGCTGGAGGCCCTCGACGCGGCCGTGGCCAAGTTGACGGACGCCGCGGCGGCACAGGCGGCCCGCCGGCCGACGGCGGGGGAGGTCGCCGACCGCCTCGCCGACAAGGCCGAGAAGGCCGCCGACAAGACCTTCGAGCTGGCCGAACGCTTCGGGCTCTCCGAGGCCCTGATGGCGGGCCTCGGCACGCTGGGGCTCGGCGGCGCGGTGTCCGCCTGGCGGAGCCGGCGGAAGCGCAAGAAGGCCGAGGCCGAGGTCGAGGGCGTCCGCCACGATGCGGAGGTCGCCCGGATCGTCGAGCTAGCCCGCAACGGCGTGGGCCCGGCGGACGCGGGCGGCGAGGTCCGCCGGACGGACGCCGCCGGCGACGCGGAGGACTAGGGCGGTGTGGGCGGCTCTCGCGCAGGTGCCGGCGGGGCTCCAGTACGGCGCGCTGGGCCTCTGCGCGGTGATGGTGCTGCACAACGCCTATGAGCGGCGGGCGCAGGCGAAGGAGCTGGACCGCCGGGCGCAGGTGATGGAAGGCCTGATCCAGGCCAACACCGCCGCGATGAACCGGCTCGCCGGGGCCCTGGGCGATCGTCCCTGCCTGGCCGACGACAGCCGCGTCCGCGACCCGACGGAGGCCGGCGCGTGAGCGACCTGGACGCCGAGATCGTCGCCGCCTTCGCCGCCGGGCTGGACGTGGCCGGCGATCTGGTGACGTACACGCCAGCCGGCGGCTCGCCGGCGGCGATCACGGTCCTCCTGGGCGACGTGGAGCGCCGGCCGCTCGAAGAGGGCGGCGAGGAATTCGAGATCGAGCGGCGGACGGCGACGGTCCTGGCGTCGGACGTGGCCGGCCCCGCCCGGGGCGACACGATCGAGGCGGACGGGGAGACGTGGGCCGTCGAGGCCGTCGCCGGGCGGTGTAGCGCCTTCGCCACGCTCGAGCTGGTCGCGGTGGACCGGCGGATGATCCTGGACCCGGAGGGACGCGCGGAGCTGCCGACGTGAGCGAGCCGACACCCAGCGGACCGATCGCCGAGGCCCTCCAGGCCGCCGACGACCTGATCGCCGGCCTGGAGGCCTGGCAGGCGATGTGCGGCGTCGCCGAGGGCGACCGCGGCACGGCGGAGGGGAAGGCCGCCGCGGCGGCGCACATCCACTGGCCGGAGGTCGAGGTCGCGGGGCTCTCGGAGGCCGCCCGGCGGGCGCTTCGGCCGATCTGCTGCCTGGCCCTGGCCGGCGGCGGCGGCGCCGAACGGCAGGCCCACCCCAACACCTGGCGGGATCGCCTGGCGATCTGGGCGAAGTTCTGGGTGCTGGCCGACTCCGAGCAGACGACGCGCACGGGCCAGTACATCGCCTTCGCCAACGCGATGGGGGCCGTCGAGGCGGAGCTGCGGGCGGCCAGCGGGATCGCCGCGCTGAACGTCGCGCGCCTCGAGCGGATGACCGCCCCCCAGCGGCCGCACCCGGCCGACGTGGCGAAGGGCGTCCTGGACGAGCTGACGATCGAGTACGAGCTGACGGTGGAGGGCTGACGTGGTCCTGAGCTTCCGCATCACGTTTTCCGGTCTGGCGGACGTGCGGTACGCCCGGGGGCGCTTCGTCGAGCTGGCGAACTACGGGCTGGCCCTGGCGATGCTCTGGTGGCACCGGCACGTCGCGCCGAAGCACTTCCGCCGCGGGGCCGAGGGAACGTACCGCTACCGGAAGCGAAAGCCGCGGATCCTCCGGACGGGCCAGCGGATCGACCCCGACGAGATGAAGCGCCGCCGCTACGGCCGGGCGCTGCCGCTGGTGGCGAAGGGCTGGATGCAGCGCGACGTGACGAGGCGGATCGCGATCCGCAAGCACCGCCGCCGGCCGCTGGTGCGCGGGCGGATGCGGGGGCCGGAGTACCTCCACCCGGCCGGCCGGCCCGGGCGCAGCCGCTCCGGCGGGCGGTTGCCCGACATCGGCGCGGAGATCACGCGCGTGACGGACGACGAGGCCAAGCGGATTACGACCTTCGCCGGCCGCGGGACCCTCCGCAAGCTGGGCCACCTGCGCAACCGCCGGACGGTCCGCATCGGATAGGGAGAACGACATGGCAACGCGAGCGGCGATCAGCCTGGTGACGATCACGACCCCGAGCCTGACGATCGGCGGCCTGACGGGGGCGCGGGTCTCGCGCGGTCTGCAATCCCTGATCCGCCGGGCCGGCGGCTACCCCGACCCGCAAGTGGCCTGGACGGCCAAGGGCCGGCCGGCCTTCAGCGTCACGACGCTGACGCTCTCGGCGCTCAGCTCCATCGGCATCGAGGGCGCCGAGTGCACGACGGTCGCCACCTTCTGGCACAAGAAGAAGGCATACGGCTCGCGCGAGACCGGGGCGAACCACGTCAAGCTGACGCTGGCGAAGGCATACGCGGTCCCGCGGAGCCTGCGGTTCGCCAAGGGCGAGAACGTCGAGCTGGCGGTGGATTTCCTCGGCGTCAGCTCCGACGGCGAGACGAACCCGCTGGCCCGGACGGACAGCCAGGCCCTGCCGGCCGGCTACGGGATCACGGAGGCATACGCGCCCGCCCACCTGGACATCGGCGGGAGCGACTTCGACGTGTCCGACGGAACGCTGGAGTTCGGCGTGGACGCGCGGACGGACGGGATGCGGGCCTACGACGAGGAGGCGTGGATCGAGAACCGCGATCCCGCCCTGAACGTCAACAGCCCGGACATCGCCGCGGAGGCGGCGGCCGCCAGCGGGGCGGGGCACATCTACTTCCGCAAGCGGCAGAACGGCACCGTCTTCTATCCCGACAACGCGAGCCAGCACCTGAAAATCTCGTGGGCCGCCAGCCGGGTCGACGTCGGCGACAGCGGCGGCGACGAGGAGGTCGTGGTCCCGCTGACGATCTGGCCGCTGTGGAACGGGACGGACCCGGTCCTGACGATCGCCACCGGGCAGGCCATCACCTGAGACCCCAGACGAAAGGACTCCCATGCAGTTCGTGTACTTCATCCCGGGCGCGTCCGCCGCGCCGGGCGAGGTCCTGGAGGGCCTCGGCCTGGCGGCGATCCTCGGGCGCGACGTGGAGGCCGGGGCGACGGACGCCGGCCCCGACGGCGGGCGGGGCTGCCTGATCTTCGCCGGCGAGGGACCGCGGGCACGGCTGGCCGCCGAGGCCGGCCGGATGCGCTGGATTCCCGCCCGCGGCGGCGGCGGCGCGGTCGCCTACTGGATCGGCTACGACCGCGGCGAGCCCCCGACGCCGGCGGACCTCCAGCGGGAGCGGATCCTGCCCGGCCGGGCGCTTCGGCTCGGCGACGGCCGCGAGTGGATCGTCCCGATGGCCCGGCAGTACGACACCGAGATCGAGCAGTTCGTCCCGGCGGTGCCGATGCGGCTGACGGTCGATGACGACGGCCGCGACGCCGCGCAGGTCGTCGCCGGCTACGCCGAGCTGTGGGACGGGGCGCTGGCGGCGTGGAACGAGTGCGTCCGGGCCGTCGCCGACGCCGCCGGCGAGTCCCGCCCGGAGCTGGCGGAGCTGGAGCCGATGCCGCTGGCGGAGGCGGAGCGGATCTGCGCGGCGGCGATCCGCACGAACTACCGGGCCGGCCGGCTGGAGGCCCGGGCGCTGGGGCTTTTCGACACCGCGACGATCACGGCGATGCTCAGGACGATCGCGGACCTGGACGGCTTCGAGGAAGCGGCAAAAAACCGACGCGCGCCGTCGCCCGACGGCGGCGGCTGAGAACGCGGCAGTGGGCGGCCGGGCTGCTGAGCGGCTACCGCCCGACCGTGGGCGAGCTGATGTGGCTGGAGCGGGAGCGGGCCGGCGAGCAGGCCCGCCAGGACGCGATGCAGGCGATCGTGGCCGCCCTGGCCCGGGCGGCCCTGGCGAGATGGAGACGGTAGGATGGCGGAAGGCGGACGCGTGGACATGGGCTTCAGCGGGGACGCCGCCGATGTCCTGCGCCAATTCGACCGCATCCTCGGCAGGCAGAACCGGATGCTCGAGGGCTTCACCCGGGCGCACCAGAAGTCCAAGGGATTCACCGGCGCGCTGACCCGGGGGCTGGGGATCTCCGGCCGGCAGATCACGGGACTGATTACGGGCTTCATCGGGATCGGCTCGGCGATGCGCGTCGCGCGGGGGATCTGGAACCAGTTCCAGCGCGACATCGAGCGGGGGGCCGCGAGGATCAAGGAGTTCCAGGCGGAGTTCGTGAACCTCCAGTTCCTCGGCGAGCACCTGAAGGACCCGACGTTCCGCAAGAAGGTCCTGGCGGAGTCCAAGCGGACGGGCCTCGCCGCGCCGGAACTCGCCCGCGGCCTGTACGCCTTCGAGAGCATGACCGGCTACGCGGGTGCCGCGCGGCGGGCGGAGATGTGGCCGGAGCTGATCAAGCTCCGCAAGACGATGAACGTGCCGCTGGCGGAGCTGGTGCCGACGTTCACCAAGATGGGCGGGATCTACCGCGGCCTCCAGGGCCGGGAGATGGCGAACATCACCCAGTTCATGCTCGAGAAGGCCGGCGTCGCCGCCCCGTCGGAGGTCGCGGCGATCGCCCCGCGGATCATGGCGGCCGGCCGGATCGGCGACATCGACGCGCGGACGGCGGCGGCCATCGGCACGGTCCTGACGCACAAGACCGGCACGCCCGCGCAGGCCGCCCGCGGGACGGAGATCCTGATCCGCAAGATCATGCTGAAGGACCCCGACGAGGCGGAGGCCATCCGGGCCGCGGCGTTCGGGGCGCCGGACCCCACGGCCGGCCGAAAGAGCCTGCTGAAGCGCGCCGGCGTGACGGCCGGCGACGACGCGTACCGGCGGCTGCTGAAGCTCTCGCGGATGAAGCTCGGCGCGCAGGATCTGAAGGACCTCTTCGGCGAGCGGGGCATGAGCTACGGGAAGATCCTCCTGGAGGACCGCGAGGGGCTCGAGCGGATGGTCGGCCTGTTCCAGACGCGGACCGCCGCGAACATCGACATCGTGGGCCGCAAGCTCGACACCGCGGCGGCCGGCGACCAGGTCTTCCGGATGACGGAGCTGCTGGGCAAGCACAAGGTCGCCGCCGAGGCCGCCAGCCAGCGGCCCCAGCGCCTGATGTGGTCGCTGCTGGAGGCGGCCATCGACCGGATCGGCGAGGAGCGCGGCTGGCACGCCGGCCGGCGGTGGGTCCAGGGCAAGCTGCCGGCGATGCTGGCCCTGCGGGCCGGCCTCGGCGGGGAGACCGGCGAGTACCGCGCGTCG